ATGGAGGCAGGGCACCACCACATACCCCCTGCTTCCTTCATAAAATTATAGGAGTTTACATTGTTAGGTATAACCGCACTATCCCAGTCGCCGATCGCCTCATTAGGAGGAACTAATGTTAATGTAGATGTAGTAGGTATAGAACTTAATACAGCTATTGGTAATACAACAGTTACTGCAGGAGCTACTGTTAATCTAACAGGTATCCCTTTAACATCTTCTGTTGATGATGTAACTATTAATTTAAACACTCCTGTAAATGTAACCGGAGAAGATTTAACTTTATCTTTAGGGGATGAAAACATAGTTGTCGATGTAATTGTTTCTGTTACTGGAGAACAATTAAACTGGACTATAGGAACTTACTCTGTTTCAGCAGAAGGTAACACTAGTGTTATATCAGGTGCTGAACAAGAACTTGAATTAGATACAGGATCAGTTACAACAACAGCTAACGCTGATGTTAGTGTTACGGGACAAGAGTTAACAACAACACTTGGTATAGAAACCATAGATATAAACACTCCTGTTGATACTACAGGATCTCAATTAACCACTACAATAAATTCAGTAACTGTTGAGGTAATTACAGAAGTACCTGTTACCGGATCTCAATTAAATACTTCTTTAAATTCACCACTAATTACTGCATGGTCAAATGTAGACCCTGATGTAACAAATACATGGACTGAAGTAAATGAAGGGGTTTCAAATAATTGGGTTGAGGTTGATATCGCAGCATAGTAAGGATATAATAAGGCATGGCTTCAACATATTCTGCAGATCTTAAATTAGAACTTATGGCAACCGGCGAAAACGCTGGTACATGGGGAACTAAAACAAATACAAATTTAGAACTTGTTCAACAAGCAATCGCAGGCTATCAAGCAATTGATGTGGCATCATCCGATGTAGCTCTAGTAATGTCTAATGCTTCTATTTCTAATGCTAGAAATATGATTCTTAGTTTTACAGGAACCCTAACAGGAACTAGAACTGTTACCATTCCAGACTCTATTGAAAAATTTTATATTATAAAAGACGGTACTACTCATAGTGGTAATACACTTACTTTTAAAACGGTATCAGGTACAGGTTTTGAATTAGATGAAGGTAAAATTCATGCGGCTTATTCTGACGGAACAAATGTAAATGAAGTAGCCCTTAACACTTTAGGTGGAACTATTGGAACTGCACAAATAGCTGACGACGCTGTTACAAACGCTAAGATAGCGGATAATGCAGTGGACTCAGATCAAATTGCAGCAGGTGCGGTAACTAACGCAAAAGTAGCTGCTGATGCTGTCGACACAACTCAATTAGTTAATGATGCAGTAACCGCTGCAAAACTTGAAAGAAAATTTACAATAAGTACAGCTTCTCCAACAGGGGGTAATGATGGGGATATTTGGTTTAAATATTCATAGGGTTTTAAATGGCTACTTATAAATTTTATTACTCAACTAATGAGATTAGTAGTTTAGAAGAAAACTACAACTCAAGCTCAAACATTAAAGATGTTGAACAAGTTTTTAGAAACGAAAAGGGTAATGTTGTTAAAGTTAAAAGAATTGATATTTTAGCTGATCCTGATCAAATTAACACAGATGAAGCATTAGGGTATAATTAATAATGGCTAATACCTATGGCAAAGTATCAGGAACATTTCAAGAGATAGAAAACGCATACGGAAAAGTATCAGGCGTTTGGCAAGAAGCAGATGAGATCTATGCAAAAGTATCTGGTACTTGGGAATTAGTATTTGCAGCTTTTACTGCAACTTCTCTTACAACATTAAGTTCTGGTTCAGGAACTTTTATAGTACCTGATGGTGCTAATGCAATTCACATTCAAGCTTCTGTTGGTGGTGGAGGTGGTGCTGCTGGTGGAGTTAGTTATGATAAAGCTGGTGGAGAATCTTCTGGAGCTGGTGGTGGATCTGGTGCATATGTATCAGATAAAGTTTTTACTGTAACTGAAGGTGAAACAATATCTTATTCAATAGGATCCGGTGGAGCTCCAGGAAACCAAACAGCAAACTTTGGTCAACCAAAAATTGGAAGTGCAGGAACTAATACAACTTTATCCGGGTCAACTGCAGGATCAATATTTACTTTAGGTGCAGGTGGAGGAGCTAGTGGTACAGGTGGTGGAGTACAAGGACCTTTAAGAACTAATACTGCAGGAACTGCAGGTAGTGCTACTATAAGTGGATCAGCTATTACCTCTGGAAATTTTAGAGATACAGACGGAGTTACTAAGTCAGTTACTACACTAGATTCAGGTCCTGTTGGAACATTTAATCAATCAGGTAATGGAGCTGTTGGTCAAAATAATGGAAACTGTGGAGGAGACAACTGTCAAATTGCAGGTTCAAATGGTGCTGCTTCTTATGCAGGTAATATTTCTGGTGGTAATGGAGTTGGAATAGGAGGCCCTGCTGCAACTGCTGGAACAAGAGGTTCAGGAGGAGGAGGTGGTGGAGCTCAAAATGTAGGTAGTACAGGAGAGACTGCTTTTGCAGGTGGAGCAGGTGAAGTTAGATATAGATTTTTAAGAGTAAATTAGTATAGTGCCTTATGGCAAATATATCTAAATGGTTTGGTTACCCTATATACATAACTAGGTTAGAAAACTTTGAAGAGATTAATAAAAAAATTGTACCAATCATCACTAAAGATATTACTCCAACCAATTCTCAATATTCACGGACCACGGATGTAAAACCAAAAGAATTACAATCTATTGATGATAATTTACATAAAGATAAAAGATTTAAAGAATTATATATTGAGTTAACTAAAGTCATACAAGGTTGTTTGTCTGCACAAAAATATAACTTAGATTTATTTGAAGTTTATATTACAAAGTCTTGGGCAACTCTATCTGCTAAAGAACAGTTTATATCTTACCACAGGCACATGAGTAGTCATTTTAGTTTTGTCTATTACCCTCAATCACATGAACAAGGTAATCTTTTTTTACTTGATGATGATGCTCATAAAGTAGGATTAACTATACCAAAGAGAGATCCTTATTTTACAGAGTGGGATCAGAATAATTATGGTAAAGCTGAATACCCAGCTGAGACAGGTAATGTAATTATATTTCCATCTATGATATTTCATGAAACAGGTAAGAATAATAAAGATACTCCAAGACTATCTATTTCAGGAGATATTATGCTGACTATGAAAGAAGGTGTTAAATCTGAACATAATATACCTTCTCCTGCGACTTGGATGAAGCTTTAAAATGATGTAAAATGGTTACATGCCTTTAACAAATGTAAGAATAGCCCCAGGAATAAATAAAGCAGACACACCATCAGGAGCAGAAGGACAATGGATAGATGGTGATTTTGTAAGATTTAGATATGGACAACCAGAAAAGATAGGTGGTTACACAGCTATTGGACAAGAAACTATTGCAGGACCAACACGTGCTCAACATACTTGGAATGATTTAGAAGGCAGAAGATATGCTGCACTAGGTACATCAAAAGCATTATACATTTATTACGAAGATAAATTTTACGATATCACTCCACTAGCAACAGCAATCACAGGTGCAACTTTTACATCTACCTCAAGTTCAAATATAGTAACTGTTAATAAAGTTTCCCATGCTTTAGATCTTGGTGAGTATATTACTTTTACAAGTGTCACGATTCCAGGAACTTCATCATTTATTGATACAGATTTTACAAGTTTTACTTTTGAAATATTATCTGTTCCAGATGCAGACTCATTTACAATTCAAATGCAAACAACTGAAACCGGAACACCTATGTCCTCTACAGGATCCGCTAGTATAAACCCTTATGAAGAAATAGGTCCTACAATTCAAACTTATGGTTATGGTTGGGGTACAGGTAGTTGGAGCAGGCTTTCTTGGGGATCTGGTACAACGAGTTCAACTATTATTCTAGATCCAGGTTCGTGGTCTTTAGATAACTTTGGTGAACAATTAATTGCAACGATTAAAGATGGTAAAACATTTACTTGGAATCCTGGTGTGTCCAACCCATTAGATCAAAGAGCAAGTATTATGGTAGGTGCTCCAACAGCAACAAGATTAACAATTACTTCTGATAGAGATAGACACGTAGTGCATTTTGGAACTGAAACAACTATAGGTGATTCTACTACACAAGACCCAATGTTTATTAGATTTAGTGATCAAGAAAATTATAATATTTATCAACCTACTTCAATTAATACTGCGGGAACTTTTAGATTGGATACAGGAAATAAAATTGTAGCTGCTATCTCAGGTAAAGATTACAACTTAATTTTAACAGACCAAGCTGCTTATCAAATGCAGTTTGTAGGACCCCCTTTTACTTTCTCAATAAGACAAGTAGGTTCTAACTGTGGATGTATTGGACAACATGCTGCTGTTTATGCAGATGGTAAAGTTTTCTGGATGGGAGCTGGTGGTGGTTTTTTTGTATTTGATGGTACGGTTAAATTACTTCCATCACTTGTTGAAGATTTTGTATTCACGACCACCGGAGATAATGAAGGTATAAATTACTCTTCTAACGAAATTATATATGGATCACACAACTCTTTATTCAATGAACTAGTTTGGTTTTATCCAGCAGGAACTCCTGCAGGCAGTCCAGCAGTTCAAAATAATAAATCGGTTGTTTATAATTATGTAGAGAATACTTGGTCTATTATGAATTTAGCTAGAAGTTCTTATGCGGACGCTAGTACTTATGATGTACCTTATGCAACATATTATGATTCAACTGCTATACCAACAATCTCAAATTTAAGTGGTGCGACTAATACTTTCGGCTCTTCTTTATATTATGCTCATGAGATTGGTAATAATGAAATAGCTTTGAATGGAACAGAGACAGCTATTCCAGCGTATATTCAATCAGGAGATTTTGATTTACCTAATGGAGGGGATGGAGAAAATATGTTAAGACTAAGTAGATTTCTACCAGACTTTAAAAATCTTCAAGGAAATGCAGTGGTTACAATATTTTTAAAAAATTATCCTGTAGATTCTGGAACCTCTTCTCAACTAGGTCCTTTCACAATAAATGCTAATACAGAAAAAATAGACACACGTGCTAGAGGAAGATTGGCTAATATTAAAATACAAAATACTGCTATAAATGAGACTTGGAGATTTGGTACCTTTAGAGCAGACGTTAACCCCGATGGAAAAAGATAATGGCTAAAATAAATGTATACGTACCTGAACCACCTCAAGAATACACAACTGAAGG